ATGATGGATTCGGCCTTATTCGCGGTGTTCATAGCGTGCGTGGTGACTTACACGATGTACAAAGCTAAGCGCGAGGCTGATAGCGATGAATAACCTGATGTGCGATTGGCTAACCGTGGTCATTGATTGCGTACACGACCCGATTCCCTCCGGCATCGTCCAGGTCATTGATGAAGATGGATTCGTAACGCAGACCATCGTTAAAAAGAAAATGGTTCGCTCAAGTTGGGAATCGTCCATACACGTTAAAACGAATATGGTTCGCACGCATAACGGCATTACGCAAGGCCAACAACTGTTCGTTGATGGGAATTTTAGCAAGTTTTTGCAAGGCCATAACATTGTTGGTTCTTGCGATATACCCGCGCTTGCTGCTGAAGCGTGCCGTGTTGCGCTCAAGTCGTTGGGCATAACGCTCTACCCAGTTCAGTTGCAAAACATACTGAACGGTCAGTTCGTCATTAAGCGCGTCGATTTAACGGCTAGCTACTCCCTACCCTCTGATGCTGACGTTGATGCTTGGATTCAAGCGGCCAGTGTGAACGCCAAAACGCGCCACGGTTTACCTGAATTGACGCATCACACGCTTTATTTCGGTAAAAAATCGCGTCGTTGGGCGATTAAGTTTTATTCCAAGTCGCGGGAGGTTCGCGAGGGTAAGAGCAAGTTACCGAATGAACTTGCATACACACCGTTACGCCCGTTTACCTTTGGTAAGTTGCGCTGTGAAGTCGTGTTACGTCGTCAAGAGCTTGACCGGATTGCCAAACGCCACGGATTAAAAAACAAGGGTTCAGCGCTGACCTTTGATTACAAATATAAACATAATTTAAAGCGCGATTTAGACGTTTACGGGTATCACTTAACGCCCGATTTTTGCCAATTACTATTTTCTGAATATGTGGAGCGCCTAGAGATGAATGCCGCGCTGAAATTACAAGATACTGACATGCTCCGGCTGCCCAATGCCGTGAAAGGAACTTATTTACTTTACCGTGATGGTGTCGATGTTCGCCAAATGTTGGCGAAACGTACGTTTTACAATCACCGCAAAATTTTAAATGAATGTCTTGGCGTTGATATTTCCCTGCCTGCTGTTGGTGTGCGTGGGAATAACGTTGTGCCGCTCGTTCGCGTTCTTGAAGCAAAACCCGAACGAATTCCTAAAAACCTGCTTCCTTACATTTTTACAAGAGGTAATTCATATGTCGCAGCAAATCAATAATGGTTTAGCCGGTTTAGTCTTGGCCGGCTCTCTCGTAGGTTACAAAGAAGAAGATCGCAAAGGCAACGACGGTAAACCATGGAAACAACTGTTTCTTGGTATCGAAATACCAGTGAGTAATGGCTACAAGGGTGAAACCCAGTTCGTTGATGTGCAAGTTCCTGAACGGTTTCAAAATGCCCAGTTATTCGATTTGGTAAACAAATTACTGAATACACCTGTGTTGGTGAAGACCTATGTTCGAGCTTTCCCGACTCGTGCGGGCGCGGGCTACGGTTTTAATTTAGATGCGGGTGACTCGTCACTTGACGAAGTTATTATGCCTCAAAAGCAGCTTTTAGCTGTTAAAGCGGCTTAAAGGTTAGGTTCAGGACATGCAACAGTATTTTCAAGTTTGCCCTGTGTCGCCTGAAAACGGTGTTTGTCCTGAACCGCTTGTTTGGGTGGAATCGGCCAAAGCGGGTTTAACGCTTGACCAGTTCCATTCAATTCTTCCCGAAATTATTGGCGTGCTGCTGATGGTTTGGGGGTTTCGTACGTTAGTTAAGTTCATTTTGAACAATAGATAACAAGGGGTTTCCTATGAAACTTTGGCATAAAGTCACCCTAACCATGGGTGCAATGGTGGCGTCAACTGGCGCTATGGCTCAAGCGGTTGTTGATCCAGTGGTTTCTGCTGCTGCAACAGAGTTTGGTGATACGTTCGGCCTGAATATGGCTGCTGTTGGTGGCGCTATCATCACGGCTGCATTTTTGGCCATTGGTTACAAATGGGTTAAAGGCGCAATCTTTAGCTAAGTAACCGAGGTAACGCCATGTTTTCAGTCGATGATGTTTTAATTATTGCCGAACTCATGGCGTTATTTATTTTGTTTAATGATTAACAGGTAAATAACCCATGATTTCCCGACCCTGCCGCTTGCTGTTCCTTGCCGTTGCACTTGCGGCGGGGTTTTTTAATTCTGGATACGCACAAGATACGGTTCCGAAGGAAACCGTTGATATGTTTAAGTGTACGGGTAATTTATTAAACTGGAACATGTACCCCATTCAACCTAACACCAGTGCTTGTGAATCTGTTCACGTTTCTAGTGATTCACTTCATACTTCCGGTTCTTATAACGCAGAGGTTAACGTTGACTGGTCGATTCAATCGGGGCGGTGGCAGAAGCAATGGAAAATGACTTCTATTTCTCAAGGAACGGTTTCTTATAATTCTGTTTACATGCAGACCAACCCGATTGCCACTGCGGTTTGCCCCGAAACACACCCCATAGACAACGGTGATGGAACTTGTTCACGCGAACCCGATGATCAAGCTTGTTATGATTATGCTGCGCTTCACGGTTCAACAGGCACAGACGGCCAAGTTAAAGATTTATCAGTTTTTGGTATTTTTACCCCGAACAAAAGCGGTGAAGTGTGCAAAGGTCTTTGGTCGGGTTTAGATGATTCTCACCCTGAACAAACTTTTTGCACCTATAAACTCCAAGGCGATGGTATTTCGCTTGGTAATGGCGAATTTTCGGGGCGTTATGTCCCCTCTGGTGGTTCTTGTAATCCGGCACCTGATAATGCAGAACCGCCTTTAGATGAACCTGAAACCGATGAAGAATGCGAAGAACGCGGCTATGCGGTGTGCGCGGTTGATGGTCAATTTTTGGTTTCTAGCTCCCTGATAGACGGTTTTTGTTTCCATGAGTGCTCAAGCTCGCAGCCGACACCCGACCCGCCCCCAGTTTCGGACGTTGATGCGGATAATAACGGCATTCCTGACGTTAACGACCCTGCGCACCCTGATTATGACCCTGACGACCCACATTCTGACCCTGATAATGATGGTACGCCTAATTATCAAGACCCGACGCACCCAACATATATTGGCGGTGGCGGTACGGTAGCGAATACCGAGGGAACGAACGTGTTATTACGTCAAATTCTCGACTCTCAAGTGGTTAATAATGATTTATCTATTACGACCAATCAGTTGATAGCACAGCAGACCCAAGCGCTTGGTGAAAAACTCGATAAGCTAAGTTCAGGCGGTGGCGGTGTTGTTGGTGGCGGTGATGATGGTTTATGGACTGACGAAAGTGCAACGTTAGAAATAGAAACGCCTGACTGTACGCCTGACCCTACAACTGGTCGGTGTGCTGAATTTGGCAAGCTTGGCGTTGCTGCTTTGCCCGAAAAAACCTTAGATGTGTCTAGTTATGCCGATGATTTTACGCCTATTGACACAGCGGCAACATGCCCGCAAGAAATGCCGTTAACCCTTGGCTTGGGTACGTTCAGCTTTAATACTGGTCCGTTGTGTGACGTTCTAAGCGGCATTTATTACTTGGTTATGTTCTCGGCTTATTACGCGGTTGCGCGAATCATTACTAGGGGAGCAACGTCCTAATGGCCATTCAAGCATTGGCAATTCTTGCCCCGCTCGCGGGTATTGGTCGGTTTTTTATTGCGTTATTTAGCAGTTTCAAAGCGTGGTTTGCGTTTTGGTTTATTACGCATATTGGCGATTTAGCACTAACTGCGCTTTATTCCGTGGGCGCGGGTTATGTCACTTATGAACTCGGTTCATTCACTTTAGATACGATTTACAGCCAGTTAACAGCCAATACTACGGGCATGCCTGAAATGTTATTAGCAGCATTAAAAACGGCTGGCGTATTTGATGCGTTATCTGTCCTATTTGGCGGATTGGCGGGCGCTATGGCTCTGCGTGGCTTCCTAAATCAAATGAAACGTTCGCGTATGACCATGAGCAAGCCGGAAGAATGGGTGACTTAACTTTACTGATTTAAATAAATAAAACGGGGCGGATAGCCAAGCGAAGCGGCAGCCGCCCCGTTTCACATGGGGCTTAATATGTTTGGTTTAACTTTAGTTACTGGCTTACCAGGCGCGAGTAAAACGCTTAACACCATTAAAATGATTGTTGAAGATGAAAATCACGACAGTCGGCCAGTGTTCTATAACAACATTAAGTTGTTTTTTCTCGATTATGACGTTTGTAATTCTTTTTACGGTTACTTCTACGGGGTTTATAAACCGTCATTAAAAGGTGTTGAAGCCCAAAACATTCAGAAGCTCATGGAACGGGTTCACACTGAACAACGTCTTGTTGAACTATCCGATGTGCCGCACTTAGAACAGCTTTTTGATGCTTGGATTTATGATGGTGGTTTTAAGTTGTGGTTGTCGTGGGTTCGTCGCGTTTATCCTAAAAAACGTTTAAAAGCTCTTGACGAATACTTACAGATAAACCCCCAAGCCACGTTTGAACAGTTGAAAAGTTTGAACTTGCATTGGACACGCTTTGATGAACCTACGCTGTGGTATACGTTGCCGCGCCCGTTTCGTTTGGTCATTGATGAATGTCAGCGGTTCTTTCCTCCGCGTGGAGTTAACCCGAAAAAACCTAAACACGTCGAAGAATTTCAGACGTTTCGGCATTCCGGCTGCGATGTGTTCTTAATCACTCAAGACCCGATGTTGCTTGATTCTGACGTTCGTAAATTGGCCGTGAACCATATTCATTTTGTTCGCAATATGGGTGGTTCGATGATTATCCGGTATTACTCCGGTAAAGGCGTTCAAGATTTTCGCGATTATTTTGCTAGGCGTGATTCACAGAAAAAGACGTTTAAACGGGATTCTAATTTTTACGGTCTTTACCATTCGGCAGACCGTCACACTTACCACTTTAAAGTTCCCGCGAAATTATGGTTTTTGGGTTTAGGTGTTCTTGTTCTTATCGGTCTTATTTTCTTTTTGTTTAACTCATTATTTGGTTCACCTGATAAGCAAACAATTGAATCAAGCGGTGTGTCGTCTGGTGTTTCTGCTCCGGCTGCTGCTGCTAATATTAGTTCTGGCGGTTCGTTTGTGTTGCCCAGTTCTGCGCTATCTAAGGTTCAGCACCCGTTAAAGGATTTATGTTCGTCATTATCGTTAGCCGGATTTGAAACCATTCGTTCCCGTGGTTTGTCGGTTCGGAAATATTATTTGAACTGTCAAACGAACGAAATTGTTCCCGTTTTTGCGTCAAATGACACAGAAGATGATTCTAATGACACATCGGAATCTTCTGTTTCTGAATACAAAAAACGGTTGTTATTAGACTTTCAAACTTTGCGCGAGTTGGGTTATCACTTGGAATTTACTGAACTGGGTAATCCTATTTTGATTTTTAACGGCCAGAAATTCTTGTTAATGGAGGTTTAACGTGTGGCGACCTACAAAAAATTTGTTTCGTCGGTTAATTTGGTTTTATACGTTGATGTTTTGTTTCTTCCTTTTGGCCGTTATCACCATGCCGTTGTTTTATGATGTGTTAACACCTGAATTCGTTGAAATGGCGTTTTTCTATGTGTTTTTAGCTGAATTCTTTATGTGGTTTTCATTGGCCGTTGCGATTGCGTTGGTGGTGGTTCGTAAAATTGATGTTGAAAGAGGTTGTTACCTATGGGTTCCGTGATAAATGAAAACACCAGGGAAAAAGACCAGGGCAAACACCAGGGCAAACACCAGGGAAAAAGACCAGGGCAAACACCAGGGAAAAAGACCAGGACAAACACCAGGGAAAAAGACCAGGGCAAACACCAGGGAAAAAGACCAGGACATAAAGCAGATAACTGAATTCATTACGTCGCTAACACCTGAAGAAAAATTGCAGCTGATCAATTCCCTGTTGGCTAGTGGCTTCCGGTGGCTCAATGAATTAGTGACTGAAGAAAAAACAAAAAACAAAAAATAAATAGACGCCTTGAAACCGTTAGCCATTCTCCGGTTCACACTCCCAGTTCTGCCCTTTCTTCCATGCTAAACACTGAAGCGCTAAAAATAAGTTGGCATCTTTTCGCCAACTTGTTTTTAGTGCTTGCCCGCGGCAGCGTTTTCTCGATGTATTAAACTTAGGTTTTGTTGATAGTTCTGCTGAATTAAAACAATGCAACCCGTCAGGGCATGGATCAGGTAGTACTGCACCTTTGTGCCATTTTTGGCACTCTTACCACTTGCTTTGCGCGGCTGAATTTGCGTTAACTGGTTGTTGTTACAGGGAAAAACAACAATTTAGGGGAGTTTTGGCGGTGGATTACGATTTTCGGGTGGATTTGGTCACGGTTTACGGCTTCGATTTTGCTCGTGCTGCTGAAGATTTGGGCGTGTCACTTCGCACAATTAACCGCTGGTATGACGGTTCGCCCTCACCGATTGCAAAGCGATTGGTTGCAATCATGGCTCGCGGTTACTTACCGGATTACCCGCCATTCGATTATTGGCGGATAGTTGGCACAGAAATTTACACGCCTTGGGGAAACTTCCCCGCTGCTGAAGTGGAGTATTTACGACGTTACCAGTGGAATGCTAAGGAGTTAGCGGCTAGGTTTCGGGTTCGTGAACAGCGTTTGGGGGAGTTAATGAACCGCTTAGATGCGATATTAGAACAGTCTGATGAAATGCGTACCATCATAAAGCGCATGTATTGAACTTGCGCCCAGTGATAAATATACATTATGCGAAATAGTTAATTGGTGAAAACGGGGCCACCTCGCGCGCAAGTTTTTTAGTGGTTTTTAAAGGTTTCAGAAGCCTCGTGCTATATTACGAACACGACTTGTTGTTTAAG